CACTGACAAGATACCACTAGTGAATATCAAGCATTGGCTATGATGGATCCAAATCTGGCTTCCATGAACTCCAATTGCAATTCAGCAGGAAATGCATCAGTCCATGATTTAATATCATAAGACTTTATGCCTGGTCTGATAAACTTTTTAAGATTATCAAAACCTACTGCATGATTATTACTGAAGCTTACTTTCGTAAACCTTTCTTCAGCGTAACGCTGCACACTCCTCATGATTGGTTCTAGCAGTACTTGTGTCCAGTAGTCCGAAATGGCTACTAACCGGCACTTGTTACCGCTATCGCGAACAGTTGTAATATATCTCAACCGTTTCCGATCAACACGAGAGAGCTTACTAGCAATTGACTCCATATATATATAGAGATCTCAATTCCCGGTAGCAGATGCTAAAGCTTTAAAAGGTTCATGGAGCTCAGATTTCATGAGTGCATACGCTTCGACCTCAGTGGTTAACCATTTTGGTTTTCCATTAGGGCCGTTCGACAGTACTCTTAAAGAAGGTTTAGTAATTAATTCCAAACTTGCGGTTTTAACCTCAGTTTGTACATAATTACGATAACGCATCTTGAAATCATGGCTTACTCGAAACTCTTTAAGTACTTCTGTCAGATCTGGAATTCCATTTCCGGTACAAGTACGATTCAGGTAAAGGATTGACCTTATTACCCGGTCGGATATTACACATTTGTGATCTCTGACCCTATAAAATAAGGGCCTAAGCTCGTTAAACGCGCTGGGCCATCGGTCCTTCTTACCAACGGCTACACGAGTTAAAGGTTCGGGATTCCGATCCTCTAATAACATAATAGAATACAATCGTATCATATTATATCGTGCTGTTCCTTCTACAACTTTATGGTTTTTAATCAAATCGTTGTGAAAGGTGATAATTTCTGAAACTGCAGAGTCGACGTTGAAGTCTATGACTTCACATGTCCTATTCAGCAGAGTCTTAAATATAGAGTGTGATCCTAAGATCAGTGACTCCTGGTTTACTACCTTGGTCCTAATTTTTCGGACCTTCAAAGAAACCTGTCTTTTACTACTTTTTGTGGTACTAGATTGAACTTTCTTTAAGGAGCTTTTGTTATTAAAGTTTTTATTTTTCTTTAATTTAATTACTTTTTTAGTAGAAGCGTTGTTATCGCTTTTTGTCGATACAAACCGAATCGACGACAAGGTAATAATTATGGGTAATTTATTATTTATTAATTTATCTAATATTTTATACATTTTTATTATTT